TGAGTCTAGTAAGAAGTATGAGGTGATGCGATTCTGGGAAGTTGCATTTTCAGAACAGGGATTGGTTAAGTACATCATTAGAAACATCATTGATTACTTTAACGATAGCTGCAATCAACACCTAACTCATTTAACAGCAGGCAAATACAGAATTCAATTTAATGAGGTATTAGAAGAAACAGTATACATTGGTGGTAAGGAAACTAAGTTCTCCTCCCTATCAGGTGGAGAGGTAAAAAAGATAAATATCGCAGTGCTATTAGGGCTTCAAAGTCTTTTAGCATTGACAGATAAGGACTTATCAGATATCATCTTCTTTGATGAAATTGCTGAAAGTTTGGATACGGAGTCTCTCCACGGACTCTATATATTACTACAGAATCTAAAGAAAACTAAGACTTTATTTATAATTACACACAATAATGATCTTAAAAATTTGATAGATGCTCCGACTATAATTACAGTCACCAAGAAGAATGGTGTATCTACAATAGGTAATCAGAAAATAAAGAAGAAACAAAATGTCAATAGCTAAGTTAACAGGATTAGGTCAAGAAATATTCGAGAAGCGTTATGCATACCCCGGCGAAAAAAATTGGTCCGAGCGTGCGAGAGTTATCGCAAAGACTGCTGCTGGTGCAGAGCGTGATGAAGATAAGGAAAGAGTTGAGCAAAGGTTCTACGAAGCCCTATCATCAGGCGACCTAGTTCCCGGTGGTAGAATCATTTACGGCTCTGGTCGTAACGCTGGTCGCCAAAACTTACTCAACTGCTATGTGATCAACCCACAAGATTCAGTCGAGTCTATTGGCAAGACCATTCAGGATATGTACAAGATCTCTTGTGCAGGTGGTGGTATCGGGTTCAATTTCTCTGATATTCGCCCCAAGGGTGACCACATTCAGCAGCAGAAGAACTCCGCCCCCGGTTCAGTCTCTGTTATGCGTATGCTTAACGAGATTGGTAACCATGTTCGTGCAGGCAAGAATCGTCGCACAGCATTGATTGCTATCTTAAATGTTACGCACCCTGACCTACTAGAGTTCCTCCATGTTAAGCTAGACATGAAGGAGTTGAATAACTTTAACATCTCGGTAGGTATTACTGATCGTTTCATTGAAGCGTGCAAGAATAATGAAGACTGGTACTTTACCTTTGCAAACCGTAAGTATCAGATCTATACAGTCAATCGTGTAAATGAAGCCCATCCGACTCCAGCTACGATTGAGGTAGTTGCTAACTCAGCAGAGGATGCTATTTCTCGTGCTAAGGAGCAGTACAAGATTCACTTTACAGATGATTTTACATCTGCCGAAATTAAGCCATTGAAGGCTCGTGAACTATGGGATATGATTTGGGAGAACTCAGTTAAGTCTGGAGATCCCGGAATATTCAATCTAGATCTAGCTAATCGTCATACGAATGTATCTTACTTCGAGGAGATGCGTTCAACCAACCCCTGTGGTGAAATTCCACTACCTAACTATGGAAACTGCTGTCTAGGTAACATTAACCTAGCTAACATGGTTACTGATGGTGAGTTTGACTGGAAGAAGTTTGCTCACACAGTTCGCACTGGCATTCAGTTCCTAGATAATATTCTAGAAGTAAATTACTTCCCCACTCCTGAGTGCAGAGAAGTAGGCCATCGTTCACGCCGTATCGGTCTTGGTGTTCTTGGTTATCATTACATGCTAATCAAACTCGGAATCCGTTATGGTAGTGAGAAGTGTATTGAACTAACTGAGCGTATTGCAATGGCTATGCGGGACATTGCGTATATCAAGTCTGCTTATCTTGCTCGTGACAAGGGAGCATTCCCCGCTTTTGACAGAAAGAAATATCTAGATGAAGGATTTGCAAGAACTTTGCCTGCTCGTATACGACTTCTTATCAAGGAGCATGGAGTTCGTAATGCAGTTATGCTTACTATTCCTCCTACTGGTACTATCTCTATGCTATGGGGTGTGTCAAGCGGTATTGAGCCTATGTTTGCTCCTATTTACATTCGTAGATACCGGGATGCAAATGTTTGGAAAGAAGTTGTTGTCGTGGATCCGTTATTGCGAGAGTACTATGATTCCGGGAAATCAATCGAAGGATTCGTAGGGGCATACGACATAACTCCTGAACAGCATCTAGCTGTACAGGCCGCTTGGCAGAAGTACATTGATTCTTCAATCAGCAAGACAATCAACTTGCCAAAGCAGGCAGAAGCTGCCGAACTTAGTAATGTAGCTTTGGATTATGTTGAGTATCTAAAAGGACTTACTATTTATCGCGCAGGGTCAAAGGGTAATGAACCACTAGAAGCTGTACCCATGACACCAGAAAACATTACTAAGTATGTTGGTGATCGTTCAGTAAATACTGGTATGGCTGATGGTGGTGCTTGCTCCTTAAATGGTGGGGATTGCGGAGCCTGATATGCCTACTTACGAATTTGGGTGTGATAAATGTAAACTAGTGTTTGAACACTTATACATGAACATACCTAAAAAGTTGCCAAAAAGAAAAAAATGCCCTGAGTGTGGTAAACAAGCTGATAGAGTGTTATCAGCGACCACATTCAAGGTTTCTGGAAGAGTTGCTAAAATAGGTAAATCCAATGTCCACTCTTTCTATAATGAGGCAATCCAAGATACTAGAGATCGGTTGAAGGTAACCAATACACCTAGCCCGTATAAACGATATAAGCCTAACATGGATGTTCTAACTAAGAATGGAACATTAAGAAAGTTATCTGATTCTGAACTAAGAAGCAGAGAGCAGACTATACAAAAAGTTGGGAATAACATGAATAACATCAAACAACAGTTGCAGAAGAAAGCCAAGTAATGTATCAATTTGCTGAATCAATCCAACGAGGAATCCTTTATCTGGTCAAGTCTAACAGAGACTTCTATCTAGAAATAGTAAACCTTGTTAAGCCTGAGTACTTTGAATCTCGTATTCATTCTCAGATCTATACAATCGTAACTGAATATTACGATAAGTATAAGCAGATACCTACGGATGATTTGATTATTGAAGAAGCAAAGCGTTTTAAGCGTCAAGGGCAGGATCTGTCTGATTACGCTGATGAGCTTGAGTTTGTTAATAAGTTAGATGTTCAGTCAATCGGCCATCAACAGTATTACCTAGACCTGATAGAGAACTTTGCCAAGCGTGAAGCTATGAAGGGTGCGATTGTAGAATCGTTAACCCTAATCAAGGAAGATAAGTTTGGTGAGGTAGAAGATCGTGTTCGTCAGGCATTGATGATTTCTCGATCTGTTGATAACGGTCAGGTTTACTTTGATGATTTACAGGACCGTTGGGATCGCACATATAATGTTGCAAAGAGAGACTCATTCAAGACTATTTTGCGATCTCTGAATCGTAACATGGAAGGTGGATCTATGCGAAAGGAGCTATGTATGGTTGTGGCTCCTGCTGGTGTAGGTAAGTCTTTATACCTTGTTAATCAAGGAGTTACCTCTTTGATGGAGAACCGCAAGGTCTTGTATGTATCTCTAGAAATGAGTGAAGATCGTCTTGCACAGAGATTTGACTCTGTAATGACTTTGTTACCTCAGTCCCGTCTAAAGGACTATACAGGCGAAGTTAAGGAACGCTTGGATATCTTCTGCAAGGAATTCCCTGATGGTAAGTTGGTAATTAAGGAATTCCCAACGGGTCGTGCTAATGTTAATAACATTAGAGCACTTCTTAATCAGCTAAAGAACTATGAAAACTTTACTCCTGATGTTCTCATTGTTGATTATCTTGAGTTACTACGCCCTATTGCTGAGGGTATGCCTGAATACCAAGCACAGGAAAGGATCGCGCAAGAGCTTCGTGGACTTGCTGTAGAGCATAATATTCTAGTCTGGACGGCCACACAAACAAACCGTGCTGGTCGTAGAGCAGAGATTATTACAGATGCCGAAATGGCAGACAGCTACGGTAAGGTTCGTCCTTGTGATTTCGTGGTTAGTTTAAACCAGAACGAGGAAGAGTACGAAGACGGCAGAATAAGGGTTTATGTCATTAAGTCTCGTAACGCTCGTAAGGGCTTTATCGTACCTCTAGATGTAGACTATAATACTCTTAGAATGACGGAAGGAGTCATGGAACAAAATGAAGCGGAAGCCTGATCATCTTATGAACCAAATAATTGATGCTAAAATCACTCATGTGGATGCTGGGTGGGCTAAGTTTCAATTAAAATTTACTAATGACATCCCTTGTTCTCCCGACGAATGCGCTGGGTTTACAAACTTAAATTCATACATAATCTATGTTGATGATAGATTACCTAGTGAATACTTTAGAGAAGTCCTGCTCCACGAGATGACACATTTGATGATGGAGATCTCTGGATACACAGATCCTGATGAGGATAAAGAATTTAATCCAACCAACGAACAGCTAACAACTAATTTAAGCAGGAGCCTTCTATTATTGATGAGGCTCAATCCCAAACTGTTTAAAATACTAGTGGACACACAATGAAGTCTGAAATTATAAAGAACATTGCAGACAAGCTCGATATGGAACTCTATATCAGCCTATGCGACAATCTAACTTTGATAGACAAACATCAAGTTGATCATGAACTAGAGCGTCAATCTTCTATTTATGCGTACTATGCTGGAGCCATGGTACTTGTAAAACAGAAGATGGATTCCGTAGAAGTACAAATAGAACAAAAGTCTGCACAAGTACGCCTTGCTGCTGTAGATG